TCGTAAGTCACAGCAATCTGAGTTGGCATCAGCTCGTGGCAAGATCACACAACGCGCTCGTGGTCGTCGTTCATTGTTGACTGGCTCAGCAATGGGTGTAGACGAAGAAAAGAAAACAACTTTAGGTTAAGTCATGGATAGCAAGGCACTCTGGAAGCGGTACAGCACCGCACTCAAGCGCAGGGATTCTAGCTGGTACTCACACTTCTACGAGTGTTATCGCTACACAGTGCCTCAGCGTGAGGCTTTATTTGAGTACACAAAGGGTCAGAAGAAGAACACTCACTTGCATGACAACACTGCTATGCAAGCCGTTCAGATCTACGCTAATCGTGTACAGCAGACTGTAGTACCTCCTGGTCAGAAGTGGATCACCGTTGTTGCGGGCGATAACATCGACAAAGAGGCTATGGTTGACTATCAGGGTGAGCAATTAAAAGTCTCAGAAGCCCTAGATCGTCTAGCTGATACAGTATTCAACTACATTCATCGCTCTAACTTTGACCAGCGCGTCAATGAAGCGTGTGTTGACCTCGCTATCTCTACAGGCGCTATGACCTGTGACTACGATGCAGAGACAGATGACCTGATATTTGATGCGATTCCGCTATCAAACATCGTTCTCTCGTCTAACGGTCGTGGTGAAGTAGCTGACGTATGGCGTAAGTCTAAGATCCCTCTGCGTGGTATCCAGCGCATCTGGGCAGAAGCTCGCATCCCTGAGAAGTATGCTCACATGATGGAGTCAAAGCCTGATGAGGAGATGGATATCATCGAGGCAGTCTGCGAAGAAGATGGCAAGTACACTCTGTACGTCATGCTTGAGTCAGACAAGGAAGTAATCTACGAGGAGGACTTCGGTACTTCATCTCCGTGGATTGTATTCCGCTCACAAGTGGTATCAGGTGAGGTTTACGGTCGTGGTCCTGTCATGTCTGTACTGCCTGACATCAAGACTCTCAACGTCATGGGTGAGTATTCACTCAAGTCTGCTGCATTGCAGGTGCTAGGCGTATGGACTGCAACCGATGATGGTGTGTTCAACCCTTACACATTCCGCATTGCACCAGGCATTGCGATCCCTGTTTCATCTAACAGCAATGACAACCCTACTCTCAAGCCATTGGCTACTGGCGCTAACGTACAGTTCCACGAGCTAGAGTATGAGCGTCGTCGCGATAACGTAAACCGTGCTTTGTTTGCCAAACCTATTGGCGACATCACTGACCCAACCAAGACTGCGACAGAGATCAACATCCGTCGTCAGATCGACCTACAGGAAGCAGGTGCTACCTTTGGTCGTTTGTCTGTAGAACTTGCGGGTGCAACCTTCCGTCGTGCCTTTGATGTTCTCAAGGCTGCTGGCAAGATCCCTGATATCGTGATCGATGGTGAGAATGTGCGCTTGAAGTACCTGAATAACATGGCTCGTGCTGCTGACTACGAGGAAGCACAGATCGCCATGCAAGCTCTAACAATGGCATTGAACTCTGGTGTACCACCTGAGCAAGTCATGTTGTCTCTCAAGACAGAGGACTTCCCTGCATATCTAGCCGAGAAGATGGGCTTAGACCCTGAGTTGGTCCGTACTGAGCAAGAGAAGGCTGCTATCCAACAGCAACAGCAGCAAGCAATGCAAGCTCAAGCAATGGCACAAATGGCACAAGAACAGGCTTAATGTATGGATGAATATGATTGGCTCGACGAGCTAGAAGCTGAGAAGAATGGGCGTACTGTAGAAGAAGCACGCCAGAAGCGAGCGCAAGCATATTTCAATGTGTTTACCTCTCCCGAGGGTCAAAAGATCCTTGAGGAGTGGGTATCAAGATTCTGTACCGGAGCTGTACCAGATGCGACAGCTTCAGTACGAGAATGCGCCATGAGAGATGGCAAGCAGCAGTTGATCAAGGAGATTCTTGATCAGATCGCAATCACACAGCAACCACGGGAATAAATCATGAGTGAAGATAGTTTGATCGCTGATACAGCGAATGAGGTATCAGAAGAACGAGCTGAGGCAGCAACGCAAGAAGTTGCACAGCAAGTTGAACAAGAGTCTGCGGCGCTAGAGCGTCCAGAATGGTTACAAGATCGCTACCTACAGGGTGATCGAGGCATTGAAGAAGCTATTGCTGAACAGGCTAAGGGATACAACGAGATCCGTAAGCAGTTAGGTGGCTTCACTGGTGCGCCAGAGGAGTACGAGTTCTCACTACCTGAAGGCATTGAGGGCGATATTGACGAGGAGCTACCTGCCCTGCAGGACTTTGTAGACCTTGCACACAAGGCAAATATGTCTAACGAGACCGCTCAGGAATTGTTTAACATCTTTGTAAACTACCAACAGTCAATCATCAGTGAGATTGGCGCAGATGCACAACAACAGAAGCAACTGCTAGGGGAAAACGCAGACCAGCGTTTAGCAGCGTTATCTGGTTGGGGCATGAACAACCTCTCTCCAGAGGATATGGAAGCGTATCAAGGTATGCTTACCACAGCAGCTCAAGTGCAGTTGATGGAGAAGATTGTCGGTAAGACTCGTGGCACACAGATGCACAAGACGGGTGAGACATCGGCAATGCCAGCGTTCACGGAGGAAGATTTCCGTCGAGCGGTACAGTCAGATCGCTACTACAGCGACCCTGCTTACCGAGCGGAAGTCCAAAAGAAAGCCCAAGCAATTTTGCCAGGGTAATCTAAGCCGCCCTTCGGGGCGGTTTTTATTTGCATATTCAAATCTTTTTGATACTATTACCGTGTACATCTCGATGTACCTCACATATACCATCGCTACCTAAGCCTTTATGGATTAGCCCGATTGGAGTGATCGCTTTAATGATTCACCCCTTTCCGGCTACTGAATCAGAAGAAGCAAGAAACTGATTTAATTTTTGAACCATAAAGGAGACATCTAATGTCTAAGTATCTATCTTCGGTAGCAGTTACCGAATTCGATAGTATGGTCAAGCACGCCTATCAGTCAGCAGGTAAGCTGCGTGGTGCAGTAACCTTGCGTTCTGGTGTGGTTGGCGATACTTACAAGTTCCGTAAAATGGGTAAAGGTTTGGCGAACCAAAAGGCTTCGCAAGCTGACGTTACCCCTATGGACATCTCTCACAGCCTCGTTACTTGTACGTTGGAAAACTGGAATGCTCCAGAGTACACCGACATTTTCGACGCAGCAGAAGTAAACTTTGACGAGAAGTCAGAGTTGGCATCTGTAATCGCAATGGCTTTGGGTCGTCGTGAAGATCAGTTGGTAATTGACGCACTTAACGCTGCGACTTCTACTCACACTGCAATCACTGCGACTTCTGGCTTTGACGTTGCAACCATCCGTGAAGCGGGTGCAGCACTTGACGGTGTTGGCGCTCCAATGGAAGGTCGTTACATCGCGTTCAACAAGACTCAAAAGCAACAGTTGTTGGGTACTACTCAAGCAACTTCATCTGACTACATGAACGTAAAAGCATTGGTATCTGGCGATATCGATACTTTCTACGGCTTCAAGTTCATCTTGGTTGATGACCGTGTAGAAGGTGGCTTGCCAGGTGGCGGTACTTCTACTGCTGACGCATTCGCTTTCCACCGTGACTCTTTGGGCATGGCTGTTGGTATCGATCCTAAGACCGAAATCAACTACATCGCACAAAAGACCTCTTGGTTGGTAAACGGCGTAATGAAAGCCGGTGCTTGTGTTCGTGACGTAGATGGCTTCGTGAAGCTAATCTCTGACGATACTGCATAAGGAGAATTATCATGGCATTTGCATCAGGTACTTTGCAGCGCATTGGCACTGCTAACTCTGACGGTGGCACTGTATGGATGTACAAAGAAGCTGAGACTTTGGCGAACATTCGTGCATCAGGCTACTTCAACAACGCTGTAGATTACGGCATGGTTGCTGGCGACATCGTAATGATCATGGGATCAGACGGTTTCGGCTTCAGTCAAATCGCTGTATCAGGCTCTACCTACACTGTAGGTGAAGGCTTGACTTCAGCATAAGTTCCCCGTGAACGGGGAGGCATCCTTCGGGTATAAGTCCTCCCCACCTTCAATGAGGTCGCCTAATGGCTACATCCATAGATATTTGTTCTAACGCATTTATTAGACTCGGCGCACCGCCGATTTCGTCGTTTAACGAGGGTGGAGCGCAAGGTCAAGCGGCATCAAACTTATATGAGCCTACCGTTCGCGCAATGCTCTCTGAGCATCGTTGGCGCTTTGCCAATGCTAAACGTACGTTAGCTCGACTGACTGCATCTCCTCTCAATGATTGGAAGTATGCGTTTCAGTTACCTTCAGATTTACTTGTTCTCTATCATGCAATCCCAAATGTGGATTATCAGGTGTATGAGGACAAGATCTTCGCAGACGTAGAGTCAATCGATATTGATTACACAATGCGAGCAAACGAATCATTATTCCCTGCCTACTTCCAGTTAGCGCTTGAATACAAGCTGGCTTCTGAGTTCGCACTTCTCGTAACATCTAATCGCTCTCTAGCTGAGACTTACGAGTTAAAGGCTAATGAGCAAATGAAGAAAGCTCGCTTTGCAGACGCTCAACAGAGTCCGTCTGTCGCTGTACAATCTCTTGCCTATACGGATGTGCGTTCGTGAGTAAACAGTTCAAGGTCCAATCTGCGTTCAATTCAGGCGTTTTAGATGCTCGATTGCTTGCGCGTATTGATACCAAACAGTACTTCAACGGTATGCAACAGGGCGATAACGTCCTTTGTTTGCCTCAAGGTGGCGTAAAACGTCGTCCTGGCATGGAGTTTATTGACGATGCAGGTGAGCAATCACGCGTCATTTCGTTTATCTTTTCGAACACTCAGGCTT